CCGGTCCTAACTTTAGAATGAATTTAGCAGATGCTGATTCATCTGGTAGTGCTTATATGGCCTTTGGTAGACAAACAGGTAATTTTGGGGGTACAGGATTTACAGCTCACTATGCAACTGGTTCCAATGCTTCTGAAGGCGAAATAATAATGTCTATAGGAAAAAATGGACAACTAGGTCAAATACAAGATAGATTTATAGTTCAGTCTGAACCTGGACCCATAGGGTCTAATACTTTCTCTGAGTTAAGTCTATTAGCTGGTACTCATACAGATAATAGAAGAGTGGTGCAAATGGTGGTTCAAAATGGAACAAGCGATTTTGCTGATGTTACTGTAGGAAACCAGGATACGGCTACAGGTTTCAAAAAGCATGTTTTAATGACTCATGCATTGGGTACTTCTGCCTCTATTGCTGGATTTGCATCATCATCTATGAATACTGGATCTACGGCTAGAAACTTTAATGCTAATTCTATTCCTTTTGGGATTGTAGCTGGGGGGCCTACTAGTGCTGATTTAGTAGATACTGTATTTTTTATTGATAGAGGAGGTACATTTGGAAGATCTACCCCTATTACTGCATCTTTGGAAATCTCAAGAGGTGGTAGCATTAGTATGGAAGGTGGTATAACAGCATCAGGTACGGGATTATTTCAAGCAGGTAAACCTATTAAAACACATACAACTTCTCCTATTTCTGCATCTTTAGCCAATGCTGGATTTTACCATATAGTTGGTGGTGGATTAACAGCTTCTATAGTTTTAGATAGTACTGCCCCTATAGGAGCGGAATATGAATTTTTTCAAACATCATCAGTAGGTCAGTTTTTATTTGAATCGGCTTCGGGTACAACAGTAATATCCAAAAATAATAATTTAAAATTATCAGGATTAGGATCTGCAGCTACACTTAAAAAAGTAGCTACTAGCACTTTTCATTTAGTAGGCGATTTAACTTCTTAATATGGGATCAGGTGCAACATTAGGAATTCTAGCTTTATCAGCTGATTCTACTTTATCTTCGATTTTATCATCGGGCTCCTTTTCTAATGTTGCTCAAGCCGGAATCCAAGGATCATCAGGAAATGCTAACACGGTTATGCCTGTAGAATTGAAATTAGGAAGATATATTACATTTGACGGACAGTTATCTAATGCTGATGACCAGACGGTTTTATCTAGAGGTGTTACTCAAAATGGTTTAACATTAACAACTAGTACTTCAACAACTACAATATTTAACGGAACTGCTGATTTAGACCCTTATGCAAGAGGTCAAGCAATGGCATCCTGTAGGTTAAATGATACACAAGCATTAGTATGTGCTCCTATAGTAGGAACAGGAAATGTTTTCAATGTTGTTACTTATAACGGAGATTCTTCTAATGTAACTATAGACCTTACATTTAATGACGGTGATACCACAAACTATATAGATAGATTTCCTAAGTTTCACGTTTTAAAAGTTACAGGCACTGTTTATACTATAGCCTCTACAGGTTTAAGTAGATCTGGAGCTTTTCCCTACGCTAGAGTATGGGATATAGATATTTCAGGTGGAGGTTCAGCTACGTCTAGAGGAATTATTTATCCTATGGGGACTAGCGGTTCGGGGAATGGGATAGGTAATTTAGTTCCTTTAGGTACAGTAGGAGGTAAAGAATGTTTTGCCCTTTTTTATCCTAAGTCAGCATCCTCAGCAGGTGTACTTTATTATGCAGTCTATGAATACAATACTAGCACAAATACTTTAGTAGAAGTAGTGGGAGATACTCTTTATGAAAGTGGCTCTAATTTAATGTCAGGTCATGTAAGACATAAAATAGAAGATGGTAGAGGCATTGTATTATTTATAAAAAGTTCAGTTACTGGTTATCTGGCTAGCTGTAGGTGGGATGGTTCAACATTTACTGTTGATTCTCAATCAACATTTGGTTCTTCATCTCCTGCTGCTGCAAGAATGCCAGGTATAAGACCATACTTTAATGGGAATGAAAATTCCACAACTCAATTTTTAGTAGGCACGGGAGTTAATAATAATGTGTCTGGAACAACAGCAAAATTTAATATTTTTCCTGCTAATTATAATTTTAGTACTAATACTTTTGATACGAGTAAATTTAATACTGCCGATTCACTAGATGTTTTAACAGACTCTGGAACAAGTACTACTTTTAGTGGTGTTGTGTATAACTTACTAATAGGGCAACAAGACGAAGATTTTTGTGCAGTAGTAACAGATTACAGAGATTCTGTAGGAACCTATAGAGGCAGTAGATCAAATGCTTTTAAAATAAGAAAAACTTAATGAAATTTTTAATAACACAATCAGATAGACAAATTTGTTTAATCGCAGATAATATCATATTAGAAAATGATGGGATATATTATGCTTGGGATAATGCTACACCTCATAAAGTGACAAGAGCTAACTCAACAAACCCTTTGGAAATAGTTGATGTGCCCGAAGGAACTCAACTTCCTGATGATGATTATATTATTGGTAAATATGTTTATACAACAGAAGGTACTTTTGAAGTTTGGCCACATTGGAATGATGAGGATGTTTAATAAAAGCTTATTATATTTATTATAGTAAAAATAAGTCATGATTAAAGAGAAAAAAAAGTTAACGAAAGAAGAAATTCAAAAATTACAGGATCTAAAGGATAACTATGATATGTTAATTAATGAATTAGGATTAGTTGAGGCTCAAATGTTAAATTTAGAAAAAAATAAAAAAGAAATTCAATCTAAATTTATAGAGTATCAAGAAAAAGAACAAAAATTAGCACTAGAATTAGAAAAAAAATATGGTGCTGGTAGGCTATCAATAGAAACAGGAGAGATAACTCCTATATAAGTTTTTTTTAAGGGTTTCAGTATATTTATAAACAAAATAAAATACATTCCAAATGGCTGAAACTATTATATCTCCGGGTGTACTACAAAGGGAAAATGACCAATCCCAGATTACACAACAACCAGTATCCGTAGGCGCTGCTCTCATAGGACCCACTGTAAAGGGTAAACCTAACGTTCCTACTGTAGTTACTAGTTATGGTGAATTTTTAGATAAATTCGGAGGAGCATTTACGTCTGGTTCGGGTGGAGATCAATTTTCATTCCTAACTTCTATATCCGCTTTTAATTATTTTCAAAGTGGGGGTAGTACTTTAGCCGTAACTAGAGTGACTACAGGTACATTTTCACCTGCTACTAGTTCTAGAGTAGGAGCAGATACACTCACAGGTAAATTACGTTTAGATGCTGCGGCTGATGCTTTAGCATTATCTGGATTAACAGGCATTACAGGTTCGGCTGGTACTTATGCCTTTGAATTAACGGGTAGTGTTGCTGGTACAGGTGCCTCGGGCTCGATAGTTTTAGATTCAGGAACTTCCGTTTCATCTATTGATATAATATTCCCTGGTAGTGGATATGCATTTAATGAGACTTTAACCATTCCATCTCAATCAGTAGGATATGCTGCTGGAACAGTTGGAACTAATATTACACTTGTTCTAACAAGTAGTTTTAAGGAGATATTACAAAGAGAAGAAGCTTTTATTCTTGAATCATTATCTGAGGGTAATATATTAAATAACACTGCAGAAAACGGTATTTCTGAGGGTACTAATGGTTCACTAACTAGTGGTTCTGAAGATAATTTTAGATGGGAAATTCAAAACCCTGATACCACTAGAGGTACTTTTAGTTTAATTATAAGAAGAGGAGATGACACTACAACTAATAAATCTGTTCTTGAAACATTTGATAATTTATCCTTAGACCCAAAATCTTCTAATTATATTGAAAGAGTAGTGGGTAACCAAACCCAAACTTTAAGAAATTCGGGTACCACAGATGTATATCTACAAACAACAGGTTCTTTTGCTAATGCATCTAGATTTGTAAGAGTTAAATCAGTAGGTAAAAAAACACCCGATTATTTAGATAACAACGGAACTGCCAAAACTGCCCTAACTGGTTCTATTCCTATAGCCCAAAGTGGTACATTTGGGAATGCCCAAGGGGATGTATATTCTGGATCTAATACTCTATATGATAAAATTAATGATACCAGAACACAGGGTTTGGCTGGTACAGATTACACAGATGCAATTAATCTTCATGCTAATAAAGATGATTTCCAATTTAATCTAATTACTGTTCCTGGATTATATAAATCGGGATACTCCACTCAAGTAGATAGATTAATTGAAGTATGCGAGGATAGAGGTGACACTATGGCAGTAGTAGATTTAGTACCTTTTGGTAGTACTATAACTACAGTAACTGCTCAAGCTGCTCTTTTAAATAGTTCCTTTGCTGCCGCTTATTGGCCTTGGACAGAAATAACTGATCCTAATACTGCGGAATTAGTTAAATCACCAGCATCAACTTTAATACCAGGTGTATATGCATTTACTGATTCAGTTTCTGAACCTTGGTTTGCACCAGCTGGTATTAATAGAGGTGGATTGACATTAGTAAATCAAGCAGAAAGAAAATTAACACAAGCAAATAGAGATACCTTATATAATAAAAAAGTTAATCCTATAGCTACTTTCCCAGGTAGAGGAGTGGTTGTATTTGGTCAGAAAACACTACAAACTAAAGCTTCGGCACTAGATAGAGTAAATGTAAGAAGATTACTTATTGCACTTAAATCATTTATAGGTCAAGTAGCTGATCAGTTAGTGTTTGAACAAAATACAGCAGCTACAAGAAATAATTTCTTAGCCCAAGTTAACCCATTCCTAGATAGTGTACAACAGAGACAGGGATTATTTGCATTTAAAGTAGTAATGGACGAATCTAATAACACCCCAGATGTTATTGATAGGAATCAATTAGTTGGACAGATTTTCCTACAACCTACTAGAACTGCAGAATTTATTATTTTGGATTTCAACATTTTACCAACAGGAGCTGAATTCCCATCTTAATTCTTTTAAAATATAATATTTATAATAAAATAAAACAAAATGCCAGTATTAAGTCCTAACGAAATATTTTTTACAGCCTTTGAACCCAAACAGGCCAATAGGTTTATCATGTTTATTGATGGATTTCCAGCCTATGTAATTAAGGGAGTAGGAGGTGTAAATGTAGCTAATGGTCCTGTGGTATTGAATCATATCAATGTTCAAAGATACGTAAAAGGTAAAACTACATGGGGTACAATTGCCTTTACATTATATGATCCAATTACACCATCAGGTGCCC